TCACTGACGGGTGTCGTGGGAAAAGCTATCCCGGCCCTCGGTGCGTTCGGCCAAGTAGCTATAGGGGCTGCTAAGATATGGATGGGTGTGCACGCGTGGCGCCTGGCGTCCTCCGGGTTGCCTCTTCTGATCGGCACCAAATTGTTGAACTCGAACAATATGGCGGAGGCGGCCTCCAATCTTATGCAGATGCGGATGGCGGAGAAAGGGTTGGGCGGCAACTACCAGGCGACGCTGAACCGTGCGACGCAGTTAGCGGCCGAATATGGTTTCAGCCGTGTCGGGATGCTGAATGCGATGAATATGTTTACGGGCTTGAACGTGGACGGCAAGAAGCTGACCCCGGAGGAGGCGTCGCACCTGGCGGAAGTTGTCGGCAAGATCGCTCACGTGGGTGGTTTGAGCTTCGATCGTGTGAACCGGAATATCCAGCAGCTTCTCGCAATGGCCGTACCGAATAGTCGGGATTTGAATGAACTTACCACACAGGCGCCATACATCGGCAAGCTGGCGATGAATATGATGGAGGAGCGGGGTGTTCAGGGCGATTACCGCGACTGGCTCAAGAACAAAAGCAACCTGCGCTCGGTGCTGGATGAGTTTAACGAGCTTGTCGAATCGCATCCGGTAATGAAGGCTAGAGGACAGATCGCGCTGGCCAAAGAAAACTTCTGGATGCGTATTGCCGATGGCCTTTCGCCCTACTGGGACAAGATCGCCCAAGCCAACGAGAAACTGTATAGCTGGCTGGGCGATAAGATCGTGAGCTGGGCAAGCAATATCGACGTGGATAAATTCGGTGAAAAACTGGAATCTTTTGTCACCGAACTATCCGTATTGACATCGTCGATTGGGCCTTTAGTCGCTAAACTTATCGAATGGATTGACGAACTCATCGGAAAATCCAAAGAGAAATTTCCGGAAGTGATTTTAGGCCCTGATGGTCAAGTAATATATACAGGCAAAAAAATAAAAGGCAGGGAAGGGGAGGCACAACTGAATGAAATTCATTTGAAAGCACGCGAAAAAGTTGCGGCAGCAAACCTTCCTGAATTATTGCCAGATATTACAAGACAATTAGATTCGATGGGCGTTAAGATTTCCCCCGACAGCCTCTCTGCCAAATTGAAGGACACGGTATTGACTCATAGAATTGCTTTAACAAATGAAAATTTTACATACGATAAATATGAGAAACAATACCGAAAATGGAATCAGGATTCAATCGGATATGCTAATCGTTGGCGTGATGAGTGGTATTTGAATAATCCGGGAAAAATGAATCCATCAACAAGCGGTACATTGCTGGAGGCTGGACGCTACGTTCCTAATAGGGAACAAATGCTTGCCAATGTAATGAGCTATTTTGCTGAAACTCATAATAGAGAGCAGTTTGAAAAGTTGTTCGGCGGAGCCGCAGATGCCGATGCACAGCAGCTATCCGACCTGTCCAAAGGTTCTAAATCGGTTTTCATCAACTTCAACAAGGAGATTGTTGATATGGATATAAACATCGCCTCGGTGGAGAACATCGAGGAGCTGGGCCGCAAGCTGGAACCCAAGATCGAGGAGGTAGTAGTGCGGGGATTGACGATCGCATTGAACAACGCAACCAGTGTAACGTAATATGGCAAAGATAGCAAATGAAACCAGTACCGAGAGTAAGATCGACCGCGTTATAAATTCAGCGAAAGAGGTCTTTTCCACACCGGGGAGAGCTATCGGCGGCATTACGGGGCCTGTTGCCGATGCCATTAACAGCGGGCTGTCTGCTGCGAAACTCGTCCTTGCCGAAACGGGAGTATGGCGGCAGGTATTTACCAATGGAGGAAGTCAGAGAACCGGAAAGCCGACACCGGAAGAGCTGTTGAATCAGGTCGCCAAATCGCGCTTCGACCGCTCGACACTCAATAGGCCTATTTTTACATCCGAAGAATTAGATCGGACGGAACCGACAACTGATTATTATATCGCTTTCGACGAGTATCTGATGCCTGTCGGATTCGATATTTCCATACAGGGGAGTAAGCTGATAAGCCGTTCGCAGCTTGTCGATGGACCTACGATTTTCGAACGGATTGCCAACGAACCGACAAGCGTTAATATTTCGTTCAAGCTGGAATCCAAACCGAACTCTGTCGATTTGCTGAATCCTTATAAGCTATCGTCGGATGTTGTCATCAATAAGGAAATAGGGTATGGTATTGCCGCAGAGTTGGCTGAATTATTCCGGCAGATCAAGGCTGAAGATCGGGTATTTGAAATTGAGAACCCGATTCTCAATGACAAGTTTAATATCTTCAATGTCGTATTGGAGAGTTATTCCGTCACCCCGGAGCGAGGTTCCACGGTGTGGGAGGTAAGCCTCGATCTGTTGGAGGTGAATACGGATTACGCCCTGTTGTATGTCGAAAACAGCGACGGAGCGCAGGCGGAACCACCGACGGCTAAAACCAACGTATAAGTTATGAGCGGCAAGATTGTCGGCAATTACTTTATCTGCAAGAATGAAGTTTTCATCGAAGGGCGCTCCATAGGGCCCTTTACTTCGTTCACTACGGAGGATTCGCGGGACAACATATTCGGTACCGCCAATATCCGTATGCCGTTTTATACGATTCTCAAAGAGAAGTCATCGGGGGATGCGATCGGTAAAAACGTCAAATCATACATCCGTATAGACCAACAGGATGCCCAAATTATAATGGGAGCGCACGTAGTTGTAAAACTGCGTTACATCTGTGGATTCAACGGCTACGAAATGCCGGAGATCGTCGCTTTCGACGGCTTCGTGAAAAATGTAGTATGCGGTTTTCCGACGCAGATACAGTGCGAAGACGGCGCTTTTGTCCTGCGTTTTGGTACAATCGCCAAAAGCTGGACGCAGGAAACCGCCGTAAAGACAATGATGCAGGAAATCATCGAGGTCGCCAACCCTAAATTTCAGGAGTACCGGGACAGCATGAAGCTGGCGGATGACTGGAACCGGCTTACCGTCGATGACAAGTCTATGGAAGGCAGCTTCGTTCTTTCTACTTGGAAAGGCATATCGCCGTTTTTCGCACTGGAGCGGGTTATGGGGATGTATAATCTCTACTCTCGTGTAGATACCGACGGCAGGCTGTATTGCGGTGTAGGTATTACGGAGAACGCCAAAGAAACGGTGCAGCTCGATACTTCGGTCAATGTCATAGATCGGGACATCAGCATCAATAACGGCTTTTTCGACAAGTATCGCGTGGTGGTTAAATACATCAGCGGCGGGAAGCTCTACGAATACGAAACGGGAGCGGATAACGGAGAGGTGGTGTCGCTGCCGTATATCAAATGCCGGGACGGGGAGATCGCCAAGCAAGTAGGAGATGCCGCATTGTCGGGCCTGCGTACCAACAGCAACAAGGGTACCATTACGACGATGCTATATCCGACGGTTCGGCTTTTCGACTATGTACAATACAAAGATACCCTCTTCGATGATCTGTCGGGGGGATATTATGTGATAGGGCACTCTTACCGGTGCGATGAAAACGGATTTCACCAGGTGCTGACAGTAACTGATAAAACCCTCGTATTTACGGGACAATAGTGATATGGGACAGGAGAAATTCAACAGGATGATGGCTTCATTGGGGCGCGATTTGCGTAACCTGATAGGCAGAAGTAAGACTGTGGCTTTTGTGTATGGCACGGTCAAAGAAGTGGACACGGAAACGAACACTATGAGCGTTAGCATCGACAGCGAGGTTACTTTACCGGACATAAGCCTCGCGCCCATACAGGGCGGTAATGCTAACGCTCTATTATACCCCAAAGTCGGATCGGTCGTTATCGTGGGTTTTGTCGAAGACCGGCCGGAACTGTCATTTGTCGTGGCGATGACGGAGGTAGAAGAATTACGCCTACAATTCGACTTCGACAGCGATCCGGCCGTCGATTACATAG